GTAACCTTTGAAAACTTTGGTGACGATATCATTGACTTTAGTGAAGGCAACCCATTTGGATTAGTATAATGTTAGGTGCATACACGTACAATAAAATTATTAGAAAGTGTGTTATTGGATTTGGAACACTGTTTAATAATATAGAATGTAGGAAAGAGAATAAAGACGGATCAATATACAGTAGGATGAAAGTGCCTTTGGCATATGGTCCTCGACAGAAATTTTTAGCAAGACTAGAACAACAGGCAGATTTAAACCAGAAGGTTGCGATTACAGTTCCACGTTTGTCATTTGAGATGACAGGAATATCATATGATAGTTCTAGAAAACTTGCACCAACAACTTTAACATTACAAGCAAATACAGCGAATGCAGTTAAAAAACAATTCACACCTGTCCCTTATAATCTTGACTTTGAGCTTAATGTTATATCAAAAACAAACGACGAAGCATTAGAAATAACAGAACAAATACTTCCTATATTCCAACCCTCATATCAAATTACCATTAAGATGGTTGATGATATGCAGGATTTTAGAGACGTTCCAATTGTATTGAATAGCATTAATTATAGTGATGACTATGAAGGATCTTTTGATGAAAAGAAAATCACTTTGATTACAATGTCATTTACAGTCAAGGCATACATCTTCGGACCTGTAGGAACTCAGGCACCAATCAAGAAAGCAAAAGCAGATATCTATACTACTATGCCTTCTGCTACAGCAACCAGACAGGTTGAGTATCAGGTTACACCAAGAGCACTCACAGATCAAAACCAAGATGGCACCACAGAACTTGCAGGAGCAATCACTGCAAAGAACCTTACTATAGAGGTTGTTGATTTTGTTAATATACCAACTCAATCATATATTGAAATTGGTAATGAGGTCTTGTATGTCAAAAGCAAAACATCTCCAAACAAACTATCAGTTCGTAGAGCACAGAACGGAACAAAGGCATCTGCTGCAACTGCAGGAACTCCAGTTGATCTTGTAGATGTTCAAGATGATGCACTACTCACAGGTGGTGATGACTTTGGATTTAGTGAGACGGTATCGTATTATGAATAACGAAGAAACATCAGGATTAGATAAGGCATTTAATATTGTTGAGGATACTGCAGAAGTAATACCAAAGACAAACAAACTACATCTAAAAAAAGATGAAGGTGACGATATAATTAAGGACTATGAGTATGCTAGAGGCAACTTATATTCTTTGATTGATAAAGGACAAGAGGCAGTTAATGGTGCACTTGACCTTGCAATGTCATCTGATCATCCACGTGCATACGAAGTTGCAGGACAACTTATTAAACATGTAGGTGATGTTGCTGACAAACTTATGGCACTGCAGAAGGACAAAAAGAATGTCAAAGAAGAGAGTGTCAAGACACAAGTAACTAACAACTCTTTGTTCGTTGGTAGCACTGCTGACCTACAAAAGATGCTCAAACAAGCAAGCAAGAAAAAGGATAAATAAGTTTATGGCATACAAAAGACACGACAAAGATAATAACGAAGTCAGTCCTCAACCAGGTAAGACTACGGTAAATTATCTCTCAGGTAATGAGGGTTGGAGCACAGTCACATATGAAAATTTTAATGCTGACTATCAAGCTCGTAACTCCGATAATAGTGCTAGAACACCTGGCACATTTCAAGCACGTGACAAAGATAACAATGCAAGAACTCCTGCTGCGTATCAACGTCATGACAAAGATAACAACGCGGTGACTGGATAATGGCAACACGCATACCAACTATGTACGGAAGATATTATGTTATCTCTTTTATATGGAGAGGTAGGCAAATGACTTTTACAGTATACAGAGCAAGTCTTTCTAAAATGCAAAGACCACAGGCACAGAAGATATGTGATAAAATGTATCCTGGTTGTAGAGTAATCTCATTCCATGAGTCAGATGCAACTGACGGACCTGTAGTTTTGACAACAGAGTCTAAGGATTGTGGTGATGGTATGTATTATTGTAGAGAAGATAAAAAATGCAAACCAATACCAAAAGGGTATCATGAAAGAGAAGATGGATATGTTGTAAAGAATGAAACATACTTCTATGCAGGAGACTCTAAAGAAGAATTTAAAGATAAAGCAAAGAAGAAAAAAGAGAATGAGACTAAAGTTAAGAAAGAAGATACAGTAGTTCTTACCAAAGCAGCAGAGGAAAAGAAAAAGAAAAAGAAAGCAAAAGGAATAGAAGGTGCAACTGATGTTCCTAACTTTCCACAGGATCAGGTCAGCGAAGAAGCATGGCAGAGAAAGGAGGGTAAGAATAAATCAGGTGGTTTAAATGAGAAAGGGAGGAAGTCTTATGAGAGAGCAAATCCTGGTTCTGACTTAAAAGCACCAAGCAAGAAGAAAGGTAACAAGCGAAGAGCAAGTTTCTGTGCTAGAATGAAAGGTATGAAGAAAAAGTTAACAAGTGCGAAGACTGCAAGAGATCCAGATTCAAGGATAAATAAGTCTTTAAGGGCATGGAATTGTTAGTCCTAAATATATTGGAGAGTATTTCAGACAATGAGTAGTTTAAACGTACATGACATAAATGGAATATCCACCTATGGTAATGAGGTGAGGATACCTTCTGGTAGTAATCTTAATGTGGTTGGAGAAATTGATGCTGCAACTGTTGACATTTCTACTAGATTAGATTTACCAGTCTGGACAAATGCAACTAGACCAAGTAATCCTGCTATTGGAACTGTAGGTTATAATAACGATACTAACGAAACAAAAAGGATGGAGTTCTATAATGGAACTGAATGGGTTAATATCGACAAGACTGAAATTATGGGACTTCCAGTTACTGCGGGATTGCAAGTATGGATGGATGGAGACACTTGGAGTTCATCAAACAATAGATGGGAAGATAAATCTGGAAATAATAATCACTCAAGTAACACTGTTGGGACAGTAACCAAAGCAAACTGGACAGGTGGATCGGGAGCATCAAACACTTTTTCTTACATCTATGGTAATACTGATGCGGGTGTAAGACTCACAAATGGTTGGAACAATAATAACGACTATACATTTTTTCATGTAACAAGATACAATGGTGGATCTACACAACGAATTTGGCAAGGTCTTTCTGGCAACTGGTTATCTGCTCACTGGGGTAGTCGTCGTGGTGTGTTCTATCACAATGGTTGGTTAAACTCTGGTTCACAAGGAACACTTAGTGATTGGATTCAAGCTACTGACAGTAGACAGTTATGTAGATGGAATAGAGGAACAGGAAGATATACGGGTGGTGGTAACTTTAGTCCCAATGGTATTGCAATAAACAATGCGGGATCTGGTGGTTGCTGTAATGCTAACGAAAGATCTGATTGGGCATGTGCTGAAGTCATTATCTACAACAGAACAATAGCTGAGAGTGAAATGATACTGGTAGAAAATTACTTATATAACAAATATAGAGTGGGATAAATGGATATAACTTATATTAATTGGTTAGCGAATAAATTACAAATAGACAAACAAATTACTGACATGTGTGGTGATGATCCTAACATGCAACAAAACATGAGGGAATTGCTTGAGCATGAATGTAACGATGCAAGAAAAGCAGAGTACCCTTCTATCGTTGAATTTATTGATGCATACTATTGGGAGAGGAAAGGAGACCCCACCCCTATGGACAATTACATGAATGCATGTGATACTGTCAAGGAAAAATATCCTAAACCTAACCTTACCTAGGAGACTAAATATGTCTAGAGTTCAAGAATTGCAAGCAGAACTTAGAGTTCTGGAAGCATTTAGAGAAACAACTCGTGCAACTATTCTACGTTCAATGTTAGAATACGAAATCAAAGCAGAGGAGCAGTCTCATGTCAATGGTATCGGAAGATCTTCTAGATCTTGATTGGAAAGATTACGAAGGTGTGATAGGACAAGATCCTATGACCCATAAATTTCAGGTTCAATTAAACCATCACATGCATTGGTTTGATACAAGAGAAGAAGCTGAGTATTACTTGAAAATGAATAAAGCATGAGTGCAGACTTTTATTTGGGAAACCCTAACCTTAAAAAGGTAGGGACAGAAATACAATTTACAAAAGAGCAGATACAGGAATACCTACAATGTAAAGAGGATCCTGTATATTTTGCTATGAACTATATCAAGATTATATCTCTTGATGAGGGTATAGTTCCATTTAAGATGTGGGATTTTCAACAAGAACTTATAGAATCATTTCACGAGCATAGATTTAATATAGCAAAATTACCTCGACAGACTGGTAAGTCTACTACCTGTGTGTCATACCTTTTACACTATATACTTTTTAATGATAACGTTAACGTTGGTATTCTTGCTAACAAGTTATCTACTGCTAG